GCTCTTCGCCATGATCATCTGGAGCTCAAGCTGCCTGGACTCCAGTCTTCCGAGTTGTGCGATTTTTTCCATTTCGATGTAGTTTGAAGTGATATTTCCTTATTAACAATTCATTGTGAGTATAGCCAGGGTTGGCCTGGAAGCAGAGGCGATCATCATTGAAGTGGCAGTAGCGCAGCCACCTCTCGCTCACGACGTCGTCCACCAGGTGGCGGATGATGTTGTAGGCGCGGTGGTGCTTCATCAGACCGAGATAGCTGTTGATGCTGGCCAGAAAATGCTCCAGCTTGCGAGGGCCGACGCAGCGGTTCCATTGCCGGATGGTCCTCTCGGCATTGCGGACCACGCGGTTGCCGATATAGGTACGACCAGGCTTGAACCATACGCCGATGAAGTCGCCGCCCTTGGAGAAATGCTGACACGAGCGCTTGCGCGGGTGCATCTCATAGCTATACTGCTCCTTGAGCATCCTTTCGCTGAGTGCGATGTGCGCAAGACCGGCCTCCTTATTGGCGACCACCCACCTCATGTCGTCGACGAAGCGGACGTAGCGCAGGCCGCAGGTGTCGACCTGGAAGTGGTCGAAGCCGTTGAGGTCGTAGTTTTTCTCGACTTGCCAATACTGGTTCCCGAGGCATGCGCCCTTGCCTGGCCTGGAGTTGAAGATGACCGACTTGCCGTCCTTGATGATGGACTGCCAGTCATGGCGGGGACTCCGCAGGTGGACGTTCTCTTCGGGATACGAGTAGTTGACGCGCATCAGGATATAGAGCAGATCGTCGCGGAGCTCGCCTTCAGGAAAGCTTCTCTCGATGAGCGACCGGTAGTGCTCGTAACTACGGTCCAAGTCACTGGACGGGAAGTAGGCGCGGATATCGCGGCCTATCACCCAGCAGTCCCTGGTGTAGTTCTGCGATACCTCCCTGATATCGTCCATCAGCTGTCTGACGGCCCTGTCCGGACCGTAGCCGATACGGTTGTTGAAAGTGCGGTCGGTAAGCTCGGCCTCAACGAGAGGCCTGACGTTGATGTCGAAGTAATACTGCAGGATCTTGCCCTGCATGAGGCATGCGATAACCTCCCTCGGCCGAGGCCTGGGGGCTATGAAGGCATAAAGAAAAGGAACAAGGGAGTGGTCGACATAATCCCTCTCGAGGCGCTTCAGGTCGCGCTCCCAGTGCAGCTCGAACAGTATACTGTCCGTGCTGCGGCGTTTGTTGGAGCGGCAGCCGAGGTAGGCGTTGATGAGGGTTATCGTATCCATTTCTTTTTAGAATAATTCGTGACGGGGAGCGCCAGGTTCGTGTTGTACATATTGTTGTTGTTCATGTAGCCGTTGGTGCCGTTGCTGTACCAGGCGTTGTTGGCGTTGTAACGGGAAGACGACCAGACGTTGGAACCATGCGCTTTGAGGCCCTTGTCGGTTTAGCTGGCAGGATCACTGCCAGCAGGGCCCCCTTTATTCTTTGAGAGACTGTCTGTATCACCCTTTGGTGCAGATCGTGCCCTTGTTCCACGCAGTATGCTGTTCTTCCACTTGGTTGCGCCCTCATCGAGAGCTGCCACGCGGTTGAATATCTCGAGCTTCATCTGGTCCGGCGTCATGGGTTCGTACTTGGGCTGGATCCGGATGGCGTTGACCTCGGCGATGATACGCATGAGATCCAGGAGGACCGCGATATCACCCCACATCTTCTTGAGGTAATAGATGCGTTCATCCTCGAAGTCGTGCGCTATCTGGAAGTCGCGGATGACGTCGAGCAGCGCGTCGATAGCACGGGCGCAATAGCGGCGCCTATCCACGGCGGTCATCATAAGCTCTGCCCTGAGCAGAAGGTCGAGCAGCTTCGAGGCGTCAACCTTGATGCTGGGCACGGCCCTCTCTCCAGGGTAGGGCTTCAGATCTCTATATTCGCTATGTGACATATCGAATAAGGCGGGCCGCCGGAGCGGCCTCGCCAAGGATTAAGTTTTAAGAGTTCGCTTCGCGAACGTCTAAAAGCGTGACGGGGAGCGCCAGGTACGTGTAGTACATACCGTAGTGGCTCATGAAGCCGACGGTGCCGGCGCTGAACCAGGCGTAGTAGGCGTTGAAACGGGAAGACGACCAGACGAGGGAACCATTGCTGATGGCGGTACCGCCGATAGCGTATAGCGCCTTGTTGACAGCATCCGCATTGCGGTTGTTTACGGCGTTATACTTGATGCCGAACATGATGCTCTGCATGATGTCGGCACTCGGCAGATGCCACTTGCCACGGTTGAGCAGCTCGTGGTTATAGGTCACGGCGGCGCAGTAGTCAGCAGCGGGGAAGGCCACGATGCTGGTACCGTCCTGCTTGGTGAAGGTCTTGCCGGCCATGATGTAGGTGTTCTTCAGGCCGTCGTCCACACGGTTGATATTGCCGATCTGGCCGTAGACCGTCGGGCGCATAGGGATGAAGGTGGCCATGTACTTGAGCCAGCCGGCCTCGCCCTCGCCGTAAATGGCACGGAGTGCGGCGCAGTGGTCGTCATAGGTGCTTCCGGTCTTGCGATACTCGCTATGTCCAAGGTATCCTGGTTTACAGATGGGATATCCCCTCTTGGGGCTGGTGACGTCTGCCGTCGGGTTGTAGTCGGCATTGTCGAGATCTGCGGCAAAGTAGGTGATGGCCCTCTGCCAGCTGCTGATGCAGCCCGCGCCGGAGCGCTGGCCGTTGTAGCGTATCATCGCAGACGATGATGCGATGTCCGGCAGGAGGTTGGCCGTCAGCGTCCATCCGCCGGCACCGCTATTGCTGGCCTGACGGTAGTCCGTGAAGAGGAAAGACAGAGTGATGTTGCCGTCACTGTCGGCGTCCGCCCTCCAGTTCTGGGTAGTGAACGGAGCGTTCGCCTGAAAGTATTCATTGAGCTGCTCAACAAGATCTGCAGCCGTCGATGCATTGTAGGAGATGGTATACTCAGTATACGTTCCCCAGGCGCCGGACTGGTTGACCTTAAGCTTGCCGGTACGGTCGGTACCGTCGAGGGTATAGCCGGTGAGCTTAAAGGAGTAGATCGCAGACCATGCCTTGCTGGCGTTGTTCTTGTGAGCGATCGCGATCTTGCCGCGGAAGTCGGGATGGTCGATGCCTATGGCCACCACGCCGACAACGGTATAGTTGCCCATGAATGACGATGAGCTGTAGGTGTCGGGTGCAATGAAGTGCAGCGCCGAGTTGCCGTCCAGGACGGCGATGGCACCGGTGCAGGCCTGCTGCAGTCCGACCACGACGTTGCGTCCGTCAAATTTCACGGCATTGCTCGCGCCGATGAATGATACCTGGCTTTCGAATGCGCTCTTGGCATCTGCGGCGTATGCCGCTTCGGTTTCATAGTATTTTATCATGGCTGTAGTAGATTAAGCGTTGATCCAGTGTGCGACGTCAGAGGTGCCGATGGCATAATAGAGGCCACCGCTTGCGGCGTCGAGGTTGATGTATATCTGCCCAGGGAAGGCGGGGATGCCGTCCCACGGAAGACCTTCGGGAAGGTTGTCCGGAATGGTTGCAGCTGCCGGCACGCCATGACCGCGAAGCACCAGAGGATAGAGGCAGGTGGTCAGCTCGGTGACGTCGAGGCTGCCGGCCGTGGCAGCACCCAGCTTGCCGGCGCTCTTCTCGATAGCCAGGATCCTCTCTTCGAGGTTGGCGAAGGCTTCGGCGATGGTGCGCTTGGCGTAGATGTCGAGCAGCTGTGACGTAAGGTTGGCGAGGGCGCCATACTTGACGGCGATGACATTGAGGTCGGTTACGCCAGGCTTGTAAGAGACGACGCACTTGCAGCTCTGCGGGATGTTGGCCACATAGTAGCCGCTGTCGGGGATCTTGACGAAACGGTCTTCGTTGTTAGGCAGGTAGCGAGTCTCGGTGTAGGTCTCCTGGATGTAGACCGGATAGCCGGTGTTGGTGGTAGTCTCGTCTGAGGTGACGACCTCCTGACCGGTCTCGGGGTCGATGACCACTACATAGTAGAGGGGCTCGTTGTTGCCGTTCTTCTTCTGGACGGTGCGGATGCGCTCGAGCTGCTCGTAGATGGCGATCACTGAGATATCGAGTGCAGCATGGTCGTTGTCGCTCGGGTTGTAGCCGGTCTTGATGAGAAGCTCGGTGCAGGCGTCGACGTCGAAGGGGGCGCTGATGTTGAAGTTCGCGTTCGCAGCTGCCGCCCTGGTAGAGCATTTGACATACTTGCCGGTCTCTCCGGCAGTGAGGACGATGGTCTGCGCCTCAGAGCTGAAGCCGAGGGTGCGCTTCAACGCTTCGAGGTTATCTGTGAAGCTGTAGTTCTCCGGAGTGCCGGAGGTGAGATCCCACTTGTCGGTGTTGATCAGGGACACCTCGCCGCTCACCAGCTGCGCCGGAGGGTAGCCGGTCAGTGGAGATTCCACCGTGCCGACCTTGGCGCGGAAGGTCATGCCGTAAAGGATGACCTCGTTTGCCTTGAAGTAGTCTGCGGTGTTGTCATAGGCACCTCTCATGACAGGGAGGCTGCCGAGAATGATTGTACTTGTTGCCATAGTATTGTTGTTTGATAAGATTCGTTATGCCGGTTGAAGTTCGAAGGCCACCAGTCCGGTGACGGGATCCAGCTCAGCGGACTCGATGTTGGTCGCTGCGCCGGTGATGGCTGAGAAGACGCCCGTCTCTTCGTCATCCCACTCGATGGCGAGGATGCAGTTGCCGATGGAGTTGTTGGCAGTGGCGGCGGCCGATAGAGCCGCTGCTGCCGCATCATTGGCGGCCTGCGCCTTCTGGGCCGCAAGGGCTGCCTCATCGTTTGCGAGCTGTGCCTTCTCGGCAGCCAGCAGCGCCTTTGCGTCGGCCAGCTCCGCAGCCGCATTGGCGGCGGCGATAGCGACAGAGAAGTCCTGCTCCCTTTGGTTTTCGGCTGCGACGCGAGCTGCCTCCGCCTGTTCGCGAGCTGCCTCCGCCAAGTTGGCCAGCCTGGTGGCTTCTGCTGCAGCTTCCGTTGCCGCATTGGCCAGCCTGGTGGCCTCCTCGGTGGCCGCCCTTGCCAGATCTGTCAGCCTCTTCGCCTCGAGAGCTGCGGCTGCCGCATCGGCAGCGGCCTGGACAGCTGTATTGTACTGCTGCACGAACTCTTCCTCCGTGCCTTCGTATCCATGAAGCACGGCGAGCTGGTAAAGGCTCAGTCCTGCCTCAGATGCCTTCTGCCACGTCGTCGGGTCCGTTCCAGGAGTGACGCCTATCGTGGCTTTCAGCGAGATATAGCCGCAGCCGTCACCGCCGGAGTCGTGACTGTTGAGGACGTATGTCAGCCTCTCATAGCTGCGGGTCGGATTGTAGACGCCACCAGAAGTGATGGCCACTTTTCCAAGGTCAATCTTGCTCATAGTCGTATGCTTTTATACTGTGATTGTCAAATGTCCGTCTGCTTCGAGCTCGAAGCGATTTGTCTCGAGTGCGGTGTCCATGATCAGGTGCATGGCCGCATCAACGGCGAAGGTCGGATAGAGGATGCTGCCGTCATCGCCCTTCGGACCCCTTGCCGGAGTGCCGGTGTCGACGTATTCGCGGAGATCATCGTCCCACTCGTACCAGTTGCCGTTGAGTCCGATATATGGCGACTTGCCACGGGCCTGGACGCCGGTGTCGACATAGCCGCCCTGATTCTCGTCGTACTGATACCAGTTGCCGTTGAGTCCGATGTATGGGATATAGCCGGCAGCCTGGACGCCGGTGTCGACGTATTCGTTCTGGGCTTCATCCCATTGGTACCAGTGGTTATTCTCGCCGATGTATGGCACATGCGCTGCCGCCTCGCGAGCTGCAGCTGCTGCATCAAGGGCTGCTTGGATCGCGCCGGCAAGGATGCTGCTGTCGACGTCACTCACGTCGATATCCACATCGACCTCTTCCTCGGCAATGGTGGTACCGTCACTGCGGGTCTGGTCGGTGCTGGCCACGAAGGTGAAGGCCGGCTTGTCGTATGTCGACTGCTGGCCGGCATAGAGGCAGGTGACGACAACCTTCTGCATGCCGAGGTATTGTTGCTGTTCCGCCCCATAGCGGCAGTGCAGGATAGTGTCATCTTCGCCGTCAACCTCAACGCTGCAGGGACCGGCGATGACCCGCTGCGCATCGGAGTAGATAAACGCCTTGATCTGGTCAAGGTCCGGCCAGCTGATCTTCGTCCCGTTGTCAGTGAGGGTGACATCGAGAGTGACGGTCGTCTGGCGCCGTATGGGTTTCAGTTGTATCTGCGTCATGGCGGTGTGTGTTTATTCGGGTTGTGTTATGAAGTCCGAGAGAGGTTCCTCCCAGCCGGCAAGGAATGGATTATCCTTAAGGAGCTGCAGCCAGCTTTCAAAGCTGATAGGCTTGACAGCGATATCCTTTTCCTCTTTTTCCAATTCAGCCAGAAGAGGTACTATCTTCGGCATATTGGCCTCGATGGCGGCCTTGTATTCCTCCGGAGTCATGCCCTTTTGCGACACCTCGTATTCGCGGGCTTTGGCCAGCAGATCCTTATCTTCCCACATATCGGACACAAGTCCGTTTCGGGCATCCTCGAAGTCTCTACCAAGGCGCACAAGGTCACGGCGGAGTCGATAGGTGCTCATGGCTTCCACATTATTAAGGGCCGCGTACTTGAGAGAACTCATGCCGGCGGCGAGAAGGCTGGTGATTTGTCTGTTTGTTAGTTTCATATCGTTCGTATTATGCAGGTTCGGGTGTAAGTGGTGATACGGCAAAAGGAGCAATCTCGTTGTTGTTTCCGAACTTGCCCCAGATGCGGCAGCTGGCCGCAAGATTGGCGTCGATGTTCTGGAAGTTTACGGTTCCTGACGCCGTACCTCCAGCGGCCACGGTGATGCTTCCCAGATCTTTGTTCTGCGCAGACTCTTCCGCCGTCTCGACGGTATTCCAGTCAGTCACCGATGCGTAGCGGCAGCGCATCTCATTGGTAACGAAGACGTGCGCCGAGGTATCGGCATTGGAAATGGTATAGTTGGCACGGACGGAGTTGCCGACCTTGGTGGCCGTGATCGTAGCCGTGAAGAGTGTGGCTACGATCGTGACACTGCGGACGTAGACGCCAGGGATAGGATAGCAGAGGGCGTTATTTGAAGACTGCCCTTGCGATATCTGCGTATCGGAAAAGAAAAAATATGCGGTGAAGTTACCGAGCAATCCTGAAGGGAAGTTGTAGGGTACGAACGACACCGACACGCTCTGCGTGTTGGCGCTGAGCTGCGTGCCAGTTGCGAAGATCCTCACGCTGGGATTGCTTTCCGATTGCAGCATAGCTCCGAAATACTTACCCGCAAGATCCGGAAAGTCCGCAAGCGTAAGCTGCCCGTCGTCATTAGTATAGACCTGTGTGTTGTCATGCACGAGCGGCGCCAGCGCAAAAGAGAACGTCGTGTTCTGGTACTGGCGGCTCACCGTGCCGGCGTTTGCCGGAGCTATGGCCACGGGATGCGCTGCTCCATGGCGATACCCATGGAAGTCTGCGACTCTGCCTGGATCTCCAATAGATGGCCTGTAATACTGCCAGCCGTTGAGCGGCTTGCCGGCAGCATCATAGGAGGTGTTGTCGTAGAACTTCTGGAAGGCGTTGGCGTTCGAGGGGTCAAAATACCTGGAAGACGGCAGGCCGGCGATATTAGGATCAGTGAAGCCATAGTTGCGGCCAGCAAGGGCGGTATTTCGCGCCGACAGCCCCGCACTTGTACGGATGTCGAAATTGATTGTGGAGTATTTGAAAGGCTTGTATTTTGCCCACATATTGACAGCCGTGCTGCGGATATTGGTGACGAGGTCTCCGCTGTTCGTGCCAAGCACATAGCCGATATCGTTCTTGACGTCAATCGGGTCCTTGATTATATTGTTCGTGTGGCTCATGCTGCGGTCCTCCTTCTCAAGTCTTCTATTTCTTCCTCCAGCTCCCGCACCTTGCGGGCGAGGATGATCGTTGAGATCAGGGCGACGTTGCCATACTCCATGGTTAAATAGTCGCCGCATTCACGGATACTCTCGGGCAGGTACTGCTGCCAATACTGAGCGATAGATCCAGCACTTCTTCCCTTGCGGCTGTCATGCTTCCAGTCGAAAGTCACGGCCGGAGCCTCAGCGATCTGGTCCACGGTCAGCTCGACGGGTCGCAAGTTGACCTTGAGTCTTTCGTCGGATGCCGAGTTGACACCGAAGCCAGTGAGATAGCTGTCCGTGTAGAAACCGACGTTAGTGTGCAGGCCGCTGTTGGCGGAAACGTAGTTGATATATTGCGACCCGCCGCCGATATACACTGCGCCATCTGTGCGGAGATTTCCGTCGGCCGTGATGTTGCCAGCGGAGCCGATGTTGCCCATGCACGTCAAAGCACCGTCTATCTTGACGGCAGCGTTCGTGTGCATCCTCGATGAGGAATCTATCTCCCAATAAGAGGAAGCGCCTCCGACATACACAGCACCATAGACCGTCAGGTTCTTACTGCTGCCGGAAGTGCCTATCGTCATGGCTGCAGTGACGCTAAGCCCGTAGGAGCTTCCAGTATTTATCGTGATACCCTTGTCGGCATATACCAACAAGTGGTCGTCGGTATCCTCGTAGATATACGCATAGGCATCATCGCCGAAGTATAGGCGACTGCCGTAGTTCGCGTTATCAGGCTTGAGCCTTGCCGCCGAGAAGGTGGGATTGTTTATCCATGACGGTGCGCCGCTTCCGCTTGACGCAAGGACATAGCCGGAAGTGCCGGCCGTTGTCGGAGCATAGCAACTGCCGAGGCTTGTGCCTCCTGAAGTGCCGTTGGTCGTGCCGTTGAGGGTGAAATTGTATGTGTCGTTGTTGTCAGTCCAGGGCACATAGACATACGCCTGATTGCTGTTATTGAGCTGCACGGCGTAATACTTTGCGCCAGCGCCCGAATAACCCGTCTTGAAGCCACCGATGGCGTCATTTGTAGCTGCGGGTATCGACGTGCTCACCTCAACCCATTCCGGTGCGAGGCCGTTGACCTGCGACAGATATTTCCGCGTCGATGTTGAATTGGGCGCCAAAGTCCCGAGCTGCGTCGCGCTCAGCGAGTAGACCACGCGGTAGGCATCGGTGAAGCCTGTGGTACCGGTGCCTCCGTACTGGGCCCCGATGGTCGAGCCGTGCCATACGCCGGTGGTCACCGTCCCAAGGGTGGTGATGCTCTGCGAGCCGGCCCACGATCCAAGGTTGTTGATCTTCGCGGTTGTGATGTCCGGAATATGCGAGAGGGCGATCTTGGTGTTGGCATCCTTGCTCTGCAGGGAGCTGTCTTCGGAAAGATCCCTCCAGATATCAAGCATCGGAATGTGGTTGATGTGGATCTGCGTTGAGGCGTAATCGTCAGGGACCTCGTTTGTCAGGCTCTGCCATACTCTGGCCAGATCCACGCCGCCCGAGCTGCCGCCCGAGCCTTGGCCGAAAGCCGTCATGAAGCCGGCAGCCCAGAGGCCAGTGTATTCATCCCTGAGCTTAATGCCACCATTGCCATCCTCTTCGAAGTAGTTGCGATCTCCGCCAGAGCCGGAGCCACCACCACTATATCCTCCGACAAAACCGCCGGAGCCCTGGGCTTGTCTGATTACGCCCGTAACCTGTATAGCAGCCGCAGGGAGCGAAAGCATTGATATATCGAGACGGTCTTGCCTGAGATCCCAACTCCAAGTCTCGGGCCAGTAGATGAGGCCGCCGCCTCTGAACAGTAAAGGCAGCGTCGCGCCTTGTGGTACGTTCATGTAGCCTTCCATGCGAAGGCGCGGCAGTGCGATACTGAAGCAATAGTCGCGGGCAAGAAACTCGAGCAGCGGCATGCTGGCTATGTTTCCTGACGCCCACTCTTCGATACTCTCACCGTCGTGACCGCTGACAACATTACCGAACTTGAAGCCGTTCGTAATAAGAATTGTCTCGTAGCTCTTGTCGAGGTTATCTGCGGCGGCGATCTCGACTGAAGCATCGGCGCCCCTTGCTGCGTTATTAAGCTGGCAGGTTACCTGAAATCCTTTGTTCTGCTCCGGAGCATTGAGGACCCATTCGTAGATGCGCATGCGAGAGATGGAGTCTTCCTCATCTGTAGTGGTAACGGTGACCTGGATCTGATAGACCTTGGTGAATCCGAGCGCTGACATCTGCGAAGCGACGGGGACTGGTATATTGAACTGCTCCGGCGTCTCGCGATAGATGCCGTCGATAGATAGGGCAGGTGTCGCCTCGGTAGTAAGATTTCCCTCGCCGTCGACCCACATATTGATATAGCTGCTGCCGTCGCTGCCGATAACCTTGACGGCGACCTCAGCACATTTCCTACCATATTGATGACCGGATAGGGTGCCAAATGTTGCAAGTGCGAGATTCAGCGTCAGGTCACATGGCGGCACCATTTCAGCAAAGTCGCTCCAGAAGGCCACAGATGCCGTCACGGGCTCTTGGCTACCATCCCAGGGGGTCAACTCATAGAAGGGCATGTCGCCGTTATCCGGCTCGACATGTTGGCCATTAATGAGCGAGGTCGCAGCCGCCGGCAGGAGATTTGTGATCCAGTTGTTCGGCGCCGATATCACCTTTTCGCGCTTGGCCGGCACTACGGTCTGTGAAAGATATCCGACGGGCCACCATATCTCGTTTCGCATGCTCCCGAAGTCCCCGATGATAAACTCGCTTCCGTCTGGGGCTTCGACAACATCGTCATCCCTTAGATATTCAAGGTCGGTTTCGCGAACGATAAGCCATTGACAGTCCTGTTGCACAATAAAGGCATGGAAGGTGTCGAGCGTCGTCTGCAGGACGTCATATAGGCTCTTGCCGGCCATGTGGTCGAGATTGATAGTGACGGATGCCGCCATATCTTCAGGACCCACGTCCGCATCCTCAGACGGGTGCATCGCGCTCAGCCAATGAACAGGAAAGGAGAGGCCTGTATGGGATAGGATACTGGAGAGTAGCGTCGCTATGGTGACACTGCCCTGCGCGGTATAGCCCGATAGCTTGAGCTCCCCCAAGTTATCGGTGGCGGTCACCCTCACATTATAGGGTGGCGCGACATAGGGCTCACTGTAAAGCTCGGGAGTGATATACCCTTGCCAGATCAGCGAATCATTGGCATAGAGGTCCACGCGAAACGCCTGAGCGCTGGAGGTATAAAGCACCGCCAGCTCTCCATCCACCTGGGCCTGCGCAGGAAACTCCAGAGACGTGCCGCAGACCGCTCCGTTTTTCTCTCGACGCAGCTCCGGCGCACCACCGAGAGGTCGCTGCACAATGCTGCCGCTGTAGCCATCCTCGAGAATGTCCATACGATAGATGTTGCCATTATCGCTGGCGAACTGGAAGCGGAAGCGAACTGCGTATGCCATTATGTCGTGTAGTATTTTCGGTTATTTTCGTTATTCAATACGATTGAGAGTTTGTTTGCATCAGCGGTAACAACGCCATGCACCTCAACCTGCAGGACGCGGTTGGCATAGTCAGCGGATCCTCCGGCGGAAGACGATGCAACATAGGTGCTGGAAGACGGCGCCGAACTCATTGATGAGGCCATGTTGCTGGCCATCCGTTCAACGGCGGCGCCGGCAATGATCAGGCCCATGCCAGCAGCGATGGCGGCGAGAGGATTTACGAAGGCTTTTTGAAATGCCTCGACGGCCACGCCGTATGCAACAAGCACTTTTCCGAACTTCTGGGCAAAGGTGCCTATCATCTCGAGGATGTCGCTACCAAACTCCGCGATGCCACCTTCCCCATTTACGAGGTTGCCAAGGAGTGTTCCGATGCTCTTTGCGATTGCCTCGATTCCATCCACCATTGTTTGTTGGATGACTTCGTTGAGATCAATCATTGATTGCTCCGCCTGGGATGTATCGAGAAGGATAGGAACCTCAACAGGCTTGGTGGCTATTGCCGTAGATAGGTAGTCCTGGAGAGCTTGAACGCTCTCAGGGCTGACGAACATTTCAATCTGAGCCGTGGCATATTGTTGCATGCGCTCCACGCCTTTGGCTATAGCATCGGCTATCGCTTGTCTCTCTTTTGCTTCCTCGGCTACCGCACTGGTTATCTGCTTCTGATATCTAACCAGCGAGCGTTGGAGGTTGGCCTGTTTCTCAAGGATAGCTTGCGCCTTTTCATATTCGGCGTTGCTCTTTTGTGTGTCTTCAATGGTATTTTCTGCCAGCCCATCTATCTCATCCATCTTAGCAGATATCTGAGACTGCAGCTCATACTGTTCGTTATAGAGCTCAGTGGCTAAGAATTGCAGCCTATTCAGCGCATTTTGTCTATCCACCAAACTATTCGTCGGGTCGATAATCTCATTCTTGAGCTGCGCTATCTCGCGCTCCTGTTCTGCCCATCTGCGCGATGCATCAAGCTGCTTAATTTGCAGATCATAAATTTCGCCCTGGAGTCTTTCGGCCGTCTTTCCTGCATCGACAGCCTGGTCGAACGTCTCTTTTGCCGCAGAAAGTGACTCGCCCTGGACGCGGAACATATCGGACATGGCCGTTATTCCTGTAGCCGTTCCAGTAGCGCCCCCTATCTGTGTAGATAACCTACCGGTAAAGGTTCCCCAAAACTTCTTCCAGTTTGACTGAGCCTCGGCCATAGCCTTACCCTGCTCAGCGTTCACATCGTGCATGAACTGCTTGTAGGTGTTCAGGTATGCTTGAGTCTGCAGCTCGATATTTGCGCCAGCGATGGTGGTCTTGAAATTTTCCGCCTCGGCGTTGAGTTGTTTGAAGGCTATGGTAGCAGCAGCGATACCAACGCTTGCTATCACTCCGGCTACACCCTTTGCGGCCGTTGTGATATTATTGAGTGCCGTGGTTCCCTCCGTTCCCATAGATTTCATACTACGGGAGGCTCCATTAAACACATCCACGAGCCGCTGCATCTGTTGAGTATTTATCCCGATGGCGGCTGCTACGTCAGAAAACGCAGAAGCGCCGGCCTTTTCAAAGGCCCGCAACTCCCGCTTGACATTATCCATGCCCTTTGTGAAGCCGGAGGTATCAGCACCTATGACTGTTTTAAGATTCGGACTGACCTTTGATGCCATTGCTCTTGTTTATTTTATCGAGAAGCTTCTGCGCCTCCAACTGCTTTTCTTCCATAGGCAGCGATTCGATGCGGCGCGTCTCAGCATCGTCAGCCGCCTTATCGTCCCAAGGCATCGTCCAAAAACTCTCCGCATCATTGATTGCCCCCTTGCAAAAGGGGTTGAGGATGTGGATCGCAAGGCCGCGTGCCAGCTCTCCGAGATGTCGGCGATCTGCCTTCTTTTCGTCCTGATAGGCTTTCCACGCCTCCCAGAACTCCCCCGCTGTCATCAGCCCGAAGTCGACTGGACTGATGTGCAGCAGGCCGAGAGCTCTACCCCTGATGTCGCCCATTCTGAGGGTTGGGACCTTACCCTCGGCGGCTATTTTTTTTCCTCTTCGGTGGTGATTACAGGGGTCATCGCCCTACCGAAAATCTCCATAAAGTCAGTGAGCAGACCGAAGCCCGCAACGGCTCCGATATCCTTCGCCGTGAGAGAACATTCGCGACCCTCCAGACGCTCGCCTTCGCGAACACAAGCAGCTATCAGCGGAAGCATGTCAGAGGGCTTCAGCTTAGTGATATTGGAGAGCGCCGCAAAGTCGTCATTGCCTGTCTCTTTAGCAAAATCCAGCAATGCATTCATGTTGCACGCGACGCGAACCTCAACGTCGCCGATGATGAGAGTGTTCTTAATCATACGCTATGCTCCCGCACCAGATCCGCTGCCGGATTTTGTGAACGAACCAGTGATGCGCCAGTCGGCGTTCCATGTAGCCCTATCTGTCGCATTGCTGCTCTCGCGATACTGTGTCATGATAGCGTTACCTTCGTAGGTATCGCCATTATCGCACACATAGGTAATGGGCACGATCGCATCATCACCCTTCTTCAGGGCCTGAGCGATCATGTCGTCGCGATCTATCTTATCGGAATCGGTGTTGCCGACACCAATCAGTCCGGAAGTTGAAAAAGTGATGTCATGCCCGTTCACGGCCGCCTGAGTCTCTCCGGCATCATCCTTTGTGATGCTTTCGATAATTCGAGCCGCGATCGTGAGGTCATCCTGAGTGCGACCAACGGCGGTTTTGCCATTGATCTTTGTCGCTATGTTATATCCTTCAACCATAGTTGTGATGTGTTATAGTGTTGATTTATGCTCCTTCTCCCGACCCGCTGCCGGAGCCTGGCACTGCGGGCGCCATGTCATTCTGATGAATAATCCATGAGAGCGAGAACTCCCATTCACCCTGCGAGCAGTCCCTATCTATAGAGTCTGGATGAATGCCGAAGGGCCGCATACTCTCTGCGGTCATTATTGCGGCAGCTACGGCAGCAGCGATATCCTCGGCCTCGTTAGGATCCTGCGAATAGATAGTGCAGGCCAGAATGGAATCATAACCCCCAACACCATCCTTCGTCTGGACCGGCTGAATATACTGGTTATAGACCAAGTATGGATATTCGTTGACCTCAGCCTCCGCCAGATAGCAAGGAACGATGCCGGCCACGGCAGCCTCAAACGCTTCTCCTATCTTCTTACCGTTCATAGCAGTCAGTGATATTGTCTGCGACCGTTTTCGAGAAGGCATTAAAGAAGGCGTCTTCATATCCCTGCAGTGCATTTTCAAAGAAGTTGTCATGTGGCTGGCCGACATTATTGCGACGTCGGCTTCCTCTCGCGGTCATGCGGCCACGGATATGATTCTTGAAGTGATGACTCGGATCTCGCTTGGTGAGTGTGCCGAAGTTTTTCCAATAGGCCTTGAACCAGTCGTCAACATCGCCCGACTCGGGCTGATGACCCTGACGCTGATGGCCATTGAAAAGGCCGACATTACACACAAGATCGTCGTCACGCTTGCCGCCTTCGATATTATACCTCACCAGCGGGCGCCAGCGCGGGTCAATCTTCGGCTTGAGGCGCTTCGTAACTTCTCGAGCTCCGCTACGCATGGCCTTCTTTGCGAGCTTGACCATATCCTTCGGTGCCGCATCGCACCAGTGCATGCAGTCCGACATTCCCTCTATCTTCAGATTCACGCTCATTTCTTGATGGAATTGAGAGTAAGACGGCAGACGGTAGAAAGCCGGCCGATGGTGTCGATGGCAGTTATCTCCCAGGCAACACCATCTATAAGCACGCGCCAGCGCGTGTCGAGCTCCTTAACCTTGTAGATGGTTAGATATATGACGTTGCTGGCTTCGAGGTTCCCATACGACACCTGCTCGTCCACGCTATAGTCAATCTTTGCCCATACCTTGCGGAAGTCGGCATAGGTCTTGACCTTCGCGGCCTGAGCGTTGCGTGTTATCTCACAACTCTGCAGGGTAACGAGCTTGTCCATGTTCCCGATGTCAGCATTTGTCGTCATGATATCCAATTTTTGAAACGATATGGTCTGATGAGTGCATCCGAGGCCCTCTGTCTCTCCTGGACGGTATCAAGGGGGTTTGAGTATGCTCCTGCGCCTCGCAGGCATACCGCCTCCCACATATCCGCAGGAATAGTCTCATATCCGGCCTGGTATTGCACCTCAACAGTTGCTTCCTTGTAATCTCCAGAAATCTGCAGGGTATTACCGATGACCTTATAGTCTTCGCCTTCCTTGATGGCAGCACCATTGACAGATACCGACGCCACGGAGCAGACGGGGCCTCGCAGCTTCAGGACAATCCTGCCGCCCACGCTGTCGACTATCGCTGTCGCCTTGACAGTGCTCATCGGCAGGATGCGATGAATGTCGTGTCCTACCGATGTGAGCGCTGACAAAAGCTTGTCGCGAAGGTCGGCATCAGCATCGTCAGAGGTCAGGCGCAAGTGGTTTTTGAACTTGGCCATCAGCTGGTCGAGGGCGCCGTTATTCGCCAATATGGTTTCGTCCATCATGTTTGGTTATGCCCCCTCTCCTGAGCCGCTGCCGGAGCCTGCTGCGAGCTTGCTGAAGCTCTTCGCAAAGGCAACCTTGGCGTCGGCATAGTTGAACATAAGCACCTTGATCTCACCGTTGTTTCCGTAAGTTACCTCGTCGATCACGAAGTCGATACCGCCCCACTGGCCGACATAGAGATCTTGGAAGTTTCCGAAGACGGCAAGAGCGCCGGCTATCTGGTTGCTGAAATCAGCCTTATAGCCATTGATGTTGTCATTCTCAAGCAGGTAGCCACTTACGCCGTTGGCCTTGAGTGTGGTCTTAGCGTCGCCCCATGCCGCAGAAGTAAGGACGTATCCCATGCTACCACGGTTTGCATTGGCGCTGTTGAGTGCGGTCTCCATAGCAACGAGGTTTGCCCAGCTCAGCGAGCTGCCGGCAGAGGTGGCGATTGTTACGATAGCCTTGAGGGCCTCCTTGTCGAGACAGGCAGCTGCAGCCTCCGCAAGGCGAGCTCTAAGAATATCTTCGACCGCAATGTTGGTCTGCTTGAGCAGGTCGCGGGTTGTTACCATATTGGCGCGGATTCCACGAGGAGTGAGGATGACTGATTGAACGTCGGCAACCTTATCCTCGGCAGCAGCGCCTTCGTCGAGGAAGGATGCCTGAATGCTGCCAACTGACGGCAGGCCGACTGTACCCACGAGCCCGGGGAGTATGGTAGCGCCCATCCTGTTGACAACAAGCCTTTCGCGCACGTCTTCGATGTAGCGGATGGTGGAAATTCCGAGATATCCACCTTCGTCATCGTCGGCATAGTTCTGGCCATGGACGTCGCGGGTGTTCATCAGGAGAGCTGAAGGGATGATGCGGCCCTTCTGGCTGAGGCCCATGCGCATGTGTTCTTCGGCGCCGGCAGCGGCCACTTCGGCCTCAATGCCGGTAAGGTTACGATCTACGCATCCGAGGATGAAGCGGGCGAGGCTGAACTGGTGCCCCTTTTTAGCCTCTTTGTCGAAATGCTGGCGGACATAAAGCCTCTCGGCATCTTCGGCGGCCTGAGCGGCCCTAAGTTCGTCCTTGAGCGCCTTGTCTTTGGCGAGCAGAGCTTCCATGCCGGCGGTGTCGGCAGGATCGAGAGCCCTCATGGCCTCAGTATTGGCCTTGAGGTCTGCGAGAATTTCATTGATTTTTCTCATGTGATGATGTATTAGTTGGTTAGTGTTTCATTTTCGAGCAGAAGGGTTTCGGCTTCCGCTATGGCGATTTCGCACTCGCGCTGAATCTTCTGCGCCTCGGCAGTGCTGTTGTCAGGCTTTGTTGACACAGCCTCTTCCGCGGCCTTCTCGATAGCATCCATGACGGCCTTGCGCAGATCTGCGAGACGGTCGGTCTCGGGATCGTTTTCGTTCTTCAGTGCGTTGGGGTTTGCAGGTACGTTTACCACGGAGACCTCCAGCAGGTCCATCTTGGTGTAGTAATAGGTCTCGTTGGATTTGCCTGGAGCCTCTTCGCCGACGCCCCAGCGGCCCTCTATCGGAATGAAGCCAACGCTGACTGCGTTGAGTGTACCAAACTCCAGTTTCTTCCAGATCTTATCGGCCTTATCGTTCATTCCTTCGGGCTCAAACTCAACATCAACCATTAGCCTGTCGCTATCGATATAGGCGCGACCTTTACCGATGACGGAATCCGGATCGCTGGAATAGTGGATTCCATGCTGATAGCCGATGACGGGATTCTTATTAAAGCGTTCGAGCATCCAGCCGTCCGGCATCAGCACGGTGCCGTAGCTGTCCCTCGTGGCATCGCTGGCCACGAACGTCATCTTGCGATCTCCAGTCTTAGTGCCGGCCTGCGACACTCTTGTAAAAATTTCCTGTTTCATTGTGATTGTGTGTTATCGGATTCATCGCCCACCTTCGTCTCGTTGGTGGGATAGAGATATTCGTCGAGGCCGGCGATTGGCTTCATGCCCTCAAGCTTGCGCACCTCGTTGCGACTCATCCAGCCGTCGAGGATCGCACCGTGATAAAACTTGGTGCGGGCATCGGTATCGCCCCTCAACAAGCCCTCAAGCACAAACTTGACATTATGTTGAGCGTCGAACATCTTGTTCTCAATCTCAACCTCCATACGTTTGGTTGTTGGTCGGAGGGTATATTTTACGAACTGGATATCCTGGTGCTCAATGTTGCTGAAGGTGGCGCGGGATAGTTCGGCCAGCATGTGAGGCGGAATGTTCAGGATCCTGCAGATATCGTTGATGCTGAAGATTTCACTCTCGATAAGAGCTGCGGTTACGGGGTCGACATTGACCTGCTTGAACTTTATACCATACTCGAGCAGGGGGGTACCGCCAGTGCCAGTGGAGTTATAGTGCGCAAGAAAAGTCTTATATGCGTCATCCCCCAGACTTCCCTCAGTCTCAAGCACAGCCCGCTTGTCTCCGCCATTGCGGAAGTAGCCGGCAATAAAGCGCTCGATAGCGGCGCCTTTATTAAGGGCAATGGCATTGTAGATGACGGGGTTCAGGCCAACGATACCATCCATAGTGAACTGCATCAGATGAAGCATCTTGTATTCGGGCCAGAAGCCATTGAGGAAGCTGCGAGAGTCATCGCTTGGTAGCTGAACTTTATACCACTTGCGGCCTCGTATCAGCTTTGGTTCGACGTACTGAGGATGGATCTGATGGAGCTCAACAATATCACTACCATAGTTGACGTCGATAAAGGCGTAGGCATTGCCGCGGTTGAGCAGCCATGCTTCCATGGTAAACCAGAAATCGAAAGAATTGGTATAACTGTTTGGTCGTTGAGAGATCGCCCTGGCGGCGGCGTTGTTTACTTCGTCAAAGTTTCCATTCTCCTGTCGGCGATAGATACGCTTCGGGAGCGCCGCTATGTTTTCGGCAATAAGACGGACGCCGGCATAGTAAGCCGTCATCTTGAGCGCCGCATCATTGCTGATAGTTAGCCCGAAGTTCGCCAGAGGCTCCCGCATGGCGGCGTAGGTTTCCTCCGTGCCATGATAAACAGAACGCTTCTGCGATTTTTCTCGCCTTCTGAATATGTCAAGTAGTCCCATCGTAGGTGCTTTTGCGTACCAAATTTGAAAAGCACCGAAGGGCCGCGAGTGGACATTTGTCCATTTCTACAATTTTGGTGAGAAAGTTCTGCTTATTTTTTGCGCAGCGCTCGATTTCGCTTTTTGCGGAAAGCGTCAAAGGAAGAGAAGCGGTGTTCTCCGAACTTCTCGAAGTAGATATTCTCGAGAATATTGAAAACATCCTCCTGTGCTCGACCACCTTCGCCGTAGAGCCCCCAGAAGGCCTCGGTGAAGCCTCGCATCGTCACAAGTTCTATGGCGTCAATTTTGGGCATTAGGGCACGATTCTGAGGGTATGGTTCTGGTAGATGGGTTTATTGCTTGCCACCATTGACATGTGGCCACCTATGGCGTTGATTAGGGCGATGACGCCATCAATCTTATTTCGGGCCTTACCCTTAAATAGCTTGACGTTGTCATTTGGATCGTAATATGGACTACAGTTGCGGAACATCCATTGCAGGACAGGATTTCGCATAAGATCCAGCTCGCCGGCAGTCACGAGGCGCTCGAGCTCCTTGGTTGGCTCTGACATGTTTCGAATCCCCTGGCTAAACTCCGAAAGAATACTGTCGAGACCTCCGGCCTGCAGGCCCTGAATAAGACCGTGATATGCCTTATAAGGGTCAAAGGCGATATTCTTGACGTTATAGTGCCGGCAGATCTCGAGGATATCCGAAACGAGGTAATCAATGTCAATCACCTCGCCCTTTGTGGTTTTTATCCAGCCCTGTTCCTTCCAGGCGCGATAGTCCACAAGGTCGGTGGGCTGCTCGACCTTTGCTTCAGGTATCCAAAACCAGGAGCGCACAGGCTTGTGCGGAAGAGTGGGGAAGAAGAGCTCCAGGGCGATGATATCGACATGGCTGGCGAAGTCCAGGCCACCATAACACTCAGCGCCGATGAGAGTGTCTCCGTCGGTGCCATAGTCACACGCCTTCACCTTGTCCTCGCTGATCCATACCTCCGGCGCATCGACCCAGATGTTTAGATTTTTGGTCTTAAAGTGGACCTCCCTATTTCCGCCCTTACGCACAGCATCATCAAATTCGCTGCGGAGATAATCAAGGCTAAGTGATACGCCCAGATTCGGATTGGCCTTATACCAGGTAGTCTCATCTTTCCAGTCGTCATCCTTGTCGGGCTCGAAGATCATTACGAACTGTTGTTCGTCAACAATATTACCGTCGAGCACCGCCTTCATGCGCTGGAGGTCTTCGAAGTATGGAAGATTGCGATCCAGACCCGCCGTGGTAATACTGAACAGCAGTGGCTGTCGGCGGCTCCCCATACCCGTACGCAGCAGCTCATAGATATCGTTGTTTTTCCAGGCATGACGCTCATCGCAGATACCGCAAGACGGGTTGAGACCATCCTTGTTTTGGGTATCCTTGGAGAGTGGCTTGAAGCTGCTGGCCATCCTCATGTCAACGATACTGAACTGATATGTTCTGAAGATCTCCGAAAGCGCCGTCGAGGATTGGATGATTTGCTTTGCCCCGTCCCAACAGAGCTTTGCCTGATTGCGATCCACGGCGGCGGCGTAAACCTCCGCACCTGGTTCGTTTTCAATCTGGCTCATCATCTCGATACCAATGCCAGAGGCGAGAGTTGTCTTGCCATTCTTTCTGGCGGTTTCGACATCAGCCCTGAGAAAGCGGCGATACCCATTATCACAGCGCTTCCATCCGAAGATGACGGCCACAATGAATGCCTGCCATCCTTCCAGAACTATAGGCCTACCGGCATACTCGCCCTTGCAATGACAGAGCTTGATGAAAAAGTTACAGCGACGGATCGCCTCAGCCTCATCCCACCAGTACGGAAAGTCATCGGTGCGCTGGCGCTGCAGGTCGTGCAGCTGCCTCTCGACTGCCGCGATCTCATAGTGTCCGGCCACCCTTCGACCACTCTTCACCGCATCGATGTACTCGGCGATCCGTTGTCTGTAATCAAGTTTCATATCTCAATGGCATCTGAGGATATATCCATGATGTCGGCCTTCTTTTTATCCGGTTGCGCGGTCTCGGCCATGCGGATGCGGCTGATTGGCGTGAAGCCGAACTGACCGCCGATAGAGTTGGCGATTGCGCTCACTCGGCGGAACAGTTTAAGGTAGGGCAGCTCGTGCACTGCCACGATTTCCCCGCGCTTGTTTTTTGTAACGTTGAACCAACCCTGGCCGCTGTTGATCTGGTCCATACACCTCAACGCTATATCGTAGTTCTGGGCGTAAAGCATCAACATCTCAAGATCCTGCGCCTGGAGCGCGTTCATGCCGATCAGGAATGTGCATTGACGAATAAAGATGCGCTGCCCCTGCTCGGTCAAATGGGTATAGTCACACAGAGCCGCGACCTGGTCGAAGTTGGTGATTTTCATGCCCACCATTGCCTCGATCCGGCGTCTTGCCTTTCTCGCCGTGCCCTTCAGCTCCAGCAGCTGTTGCGGTTGTTTCGGTCTGCCCATTTATTCGGTTTTTTGGAATTTTTGGAATTTTGGCTGTGTGTTTTCGAGACTCGGGGCGGGGTCTCGGCGCGATTGGTCGCAGAGATTCGATGCCCCTACCCCCTGATGGTGCTCCTGGATCATTCTTTTATCCTCCGCCGCTTTCACAGCATTGCATTTCTTACACAGCGGCTGCCAGTTAGAAGTGTCCCAAAAATTGCCGCAGATCTCGGCGGGAATAATATGGTCAACAACGCTGGCCGCAGTGAAACGTCCCTGAGCTTTGCACCTCACACAGAAGACGTGCTCGCGCTGCGCGAGGAAGATCCTGCGCATGCGGGCCCAGCGAGCAGTGTGGTACTCCGGACGGCTGCGGTAATCCTTAGCCTCGAAGCCTGAGTCCTTACGCTGCGGGTATGTGTGTTGTATCTTCGGTCTTGTTGGCATTGCGTTTCTTTCCTCTTAATAATCTTCATGGACATAGAATATCGTTCCGCAGTCTGGACACATGATTGAATATTCCGGCTTGCCGTCAATCATATCTATCACGTCATCAGGCTCTACCTCGCAACGCTCCCCGCATGCGGGGCATGTGCACTCCATATCTTCTGGATAAAGTGTTGCTATTAGACTCATGGTTTTTGATCGTAAGGGTTATTTGTTAAAGAATTGAATTGCCATTTGATGAGATATCTGGGCTATCATGACTGGCGGAACGCTCATGCCCGTCAGGAAGACCAAACGCTGGACGTTCGGGTAAGCATAATCTTGCGGGAAAGTGCTGACACCAAGCAGCTCCTTCTCGTTGAGATATCTTGGTATACTTGCGAGGATGTGTCGATTGGTGCAAAGGGTATTGCAGACATTGTTCTCCGCAATCCATGCGGTAGTAAATCCTGTAAAGCGCCCCCCCCGCGCTGTTTACTCATGGCAACATTTCTGTCGCCTCGTTGATATTTCTTAAAAGCTTCGAGCTCTTGTGGCTGGATGTTGCAGCTTGTGTCGCTACGGTCAATAATCCTTGCGAAAGGTATGGGCGACTCATGGAATGAGAGCGAAAGCTTGGGCAATCCTAAATCCTTTCTTCGGCCAATAACAAAGCATCGCTCTCTCTTTTGAGGGACTCCCATTGTGGCCGCATTAAGGACAAATGTCTGGCAGTCATAGCCAGCGTCGAACAGGAAGTCATATATGCGCCGGAGGTAAGATTTCGCGTTACCGAGGGTAAGTCCTTTTACATTTTCGAGGATAAAGGCCTTCGGCTTGAGCTTTGCTATAGTATTACAATACACAAAGACAAGATCATCCAATGTCTGGAGAGCCTGACCTTCTGCGAATATCTTTTCTTTTCCCCAAGCAGCCTCTCGCTGTCCAGCAATGCTGAAAGTAGAGCAGGGTGGAGAGCCGTCGAGGATGTCGAGATTATAGAGCTCATCGGGAAGATCGGTGCGCTCATTGAATAGTCTTAGATCCTCCACATAGAGATAGCGAGGGTGATGGTTGCGACTATATATGTCCGCAATGGTTTTATCTATCTCAACACCACCGAGGTGCTCGAAGCCAGCAAGCTTGTATCCCATAGAAGACCCGCCGCCACAAATGAAGGTACCAAAGACCTTCAAGCCATTGGGAGTAATACCTGGTGCGGGGTAGCCGTCAGAGATTTTCCAATTATAAGGGAAGCGATGATTCATAGGTCATATAGTTTTATGATTGCGTCCTCCGGCGATGGCGCAATCTTACGCAGGGCTGTTGAGACAAAATTAAACTCATCAGGGGTGAGGATTATTTCGATAGTAACAGTGTCATTGATTGGAGTGGCCGAACCGTCGCCTGGAGGGACCTCCGGCTCCGGCTCTGCAACATCTATCCCCCAGTCGGAATAAGGAATATCGTCCCATTCGTTTTTCAACAAGTCTTCGTCCCAGCTGCCGAGACGGGAGTTATCTTTGATAACCATGTTTCGCAGTGTGGGCAATGGCGTGCTGGATGGCATTATGATGCAGTTGACCGATTGCCATCCCATTTCTTTAATGGCCGCCAGCCTCATATTGCCAGCTATAGCAACGTAGCGACCTTTATGTTTAATCACGATGATTGGTCGCAGTGTGAGAAGTTCTGGGGTCTCGGAGATGGATGCTTTAAGCTTCGCGAGCTCCCTGATGGTCCAGGTGCGCGGATTCTGTGGCAGACCCTCTATTTGTCCCTCATTGGCGTCTATGAGGGCGAGTTTTATATCATTTTGTTTCATAAGATAGGGCTTGCAATAGTGACTGTTTCGGATCCTCACCCATGACCGCCTTTAAGATTGAGCCATAGGGTTCATGGAACTTAAGTCGAAGCGTTATGTCTTGCGAAAATTCGTTTGGATCTATCTCTTTGCTTGTATCAAAGTTCTTGTCGCTGAAGTAAATGTTGAGCTGCTCGAAATTAATGTCTTTCCAGTCCTCAGCAAGTAGCATTTCATTCCAATCACCGAAGCTACTGTTGTCCTTCAGGACGATCTCTTTCATCTTTTCAATCGGAGTATTCAGCGGAAGAACGTAGCAAGGAACATTGCGGGCGTCATTTTTCTTACTCGCCGCATAACGAAGATTACCGCCAAGGATGACATACTTATTGGATTCATTAGAAGTCGGCACTACAATTATAGGCCTCGCCTCGAATAACTCCGGCGTCTCAATCAGCGAGGCGGCAAGTTTATCTATATCGGTCTGAGTCCAGGTGCGTGGATTCTGTGGCAGTCCTTCAATCTGGCCCTTATTTGGCTCCAACCTGGATAAAGGCAGTCTGGTTATTTCCATGGCTAAGATTTATTGATCCATTGATATTCTTTTCGCAAGTCTCCGTCCTTATTGCACACCCAATCGGCGATATCATCCCAAGTAGCCGGATGGATATTCGAAAAGGAGGCGCAACAATCGCAGTTACCGCTAAAACACACCTCAATCCCAGGCCAGCGATAGAAGAGATACCAGCCCGTCGGAGCGCCGCAAATTGCGCAGGTATGATGAGGAATGAATGTTATCGCATTTTTTCGCGCATAACGACTTGATTTGTTCTCCTGTCATAGCATTTTCAGTTGTGTTGTGTCGTTGAGGTAGCTCTCGATGGCTCGGCGGAAGGTATAAAAGTCGCGGACGATGATGTACCGGTAACCCTGGCCCTCGATCTTTGATTGCCATTGCTTCTGGGCCTCGCCCTGGCGGCCACGACTCCCATTCTTGAGCTCGATAAAGAGTCCGTGATATCCATGCTTTGCCACGGCAAGCATCAGATCTGCCACTCCGGCGATCATCCCCTCAGCCTTGGCTGTACGCGCCTGCGTCGGGGTTGTGCGCATGCCGTTGAGCGAGCTAAACAGCAGCCCATGGAGATCATAGTGCTGCATATTAAACCAGGTGACGCAGGCTTGCTGCAGGGCTGCCTCAAAGTGTCTCATTGCGCGATCTCCCGATTACATTTCTGCCACACCTGGTAGACGTCCTGCTTTGTTGGATTGTCTGCCGAGCCTTTGACGTTCTCAATAGCGAGCTTTATGGTAACATGATCCCTGTTAAAGGCATTGCCGATGTCGCGTAAGGTATAGCCGGCGTCACGCAAATAAAGAGCGATGATGCCGCGATAGTGACTAAAAGGATAGCGATGGGCCTTGAGGATTGAACTCTCATCCTCGCCCGTCACCTTACAGACGACATCCAGATAGCGCCTAAAGTCGCAGTACATGCGGTTGGATTGGACGAGCTTGCTTTCCATGACTATGCGAAGTAGTAATCATTCAACATCTGGTCGAGCTGTGCGGTCCAGCCATCAACGCCGTTCTGGATCCAGATCTGTTTCTTGAAGGCGCGGCGCACAAGCTCCCAGCGGGGATTGGCGCGATAGATGCCGCACTTGAGATTGTCATGCTCGATGTTGAGCTGGAAGGGAATGCGGTCGGCGAAGTAGATATTGAAGTATAGATCCTCGAAGATGTATGACTCATTGGCCATGTCGTACTTATCCCACAGCGCTTCAAGCTTATCCCATTCAAGCCACTGAGGCAGATGCGTCGTAAAGTTGCGGGTCGGATAGCCGTCGGCCTCGAGAATTTCTTTAGTCTTGCGCTTCTCGGTCTCCCAGCAAGCGCCGGCTGCATTCTTGTCGAACTTGATCTCGTCGCCGTTCTGCTTCAGGAAGCGAACGTCCGCGATATCGAAGTCGTTAACCGCGTAGACATCGTCAGCACAAAAAATGAAGCCCTCTGTCTCGGGGAAGGCTGCCCTCACCTTGCGGAGCTTGTTAACGAAGTCACGGTGGCAGGTATACTGGTCGTCGACTACCTCAACGCGAGGGCAGTGAATATATGTAATGTCTCCAAGATAGAGGTCAACAAACTCCGGCAAATCGCCGACGACGACGATATGGTAGGGTTCATTAAAGTGGCGGCGCCATCCTTCGATACAGTATGCAAGTTCGCGACCCTGGGCTCCCGCTGCGTAGTAGGGGATTACAACGAGGTATTTGCCAAAGACTTCCAGGCCCTCGTCCTTTGGCTCATCGCATTCCTCTGCGGACCCAGGAGCCGCGATGGTTGCTGTGGTTATCGTTTCTGTCTCGAGATTGGACTGCGCGTCCGGCGCGGGAACCTCGTTCATCGCTTCGATGTCCGGAACCTCAGCGATCGCCTCCGGCGCTTCTTTCGGCTTCGCGGCCGTCTTTGTGGATTTCTTTGTTGCCATAGTATTGTTGTTTTAAGTTTCAGTTGTGTCCTGGTCGGGTATCACCCCTCCCAGGGCTGGCGGAGCTGCTAAGTCTCCCGTGGTCTTGGTAGACCTGGTATTTGTATCCAGGTGGCGGATCGGCGCCGCCTGGACTCTAAACATGCGAGGAGGATGACTGATTGAACATCGGCGGATTTACACCGCGCCCCGTCCTTTTCGGGGCTTTATTTAGTGGTTGATTTTGGTGGAGTGACCTTTGGGTGCTTGACATCAAGGGCGAGAAGGCCGGATGATGCAGAAACAAGCTCGAAGGAAAGGAACGAGAACGGCGGCGCATTTATCGCCTTGGCGATCGCGCCAACAAGTTCCGCGCTCGTAAATTGAAGGGTCTTGTGTTTCGAGGCGCGAACGACGAAACCTGCGGGACCATCGCTCTTGGATATATACCAGTCTGTCGGGTAGTTCTGATCCTGGAGCAGCTCGACACCGTCGCCGGCCTGTATCTCCAGCAATCGCGTCGCTCCCATAGATAGCGAAATGTATCCTCCCGAGGTTAGCACAATTCGAGGCTTGTTGTAGATGTTATGACTTACCGTGGCTTCCGAGCAGGTATTTCTATTGAACCGCTTCAGGTTTGTGGGATATGTTTTCATGTCTTACTAAAGGGCGGGCCGCAGGAGCGGCCTCGCCAAGGATTAAGAATTAAGATTCGCTTCGCTCATATCCAAAAGCGTGACGGGGAGCGCCAGGAGCGTGCCGTACATACCGCTGCTGACCATGTAGCCGCTGGTGCCGGTGCTGCACCAGGCGTAGTAGGCGGTGTAACGCGGATCTTTGTCTCTCTCGCAAGTCCAGTGATATTTATAATCCGCAGCGAAGTCGCCGCCCGTCAGTTTGACGGCTTCATCGAGACCTTCAAAGCGGGCGTCATAGAGGTCGATGCATTCTTTCCTGGTCGGACAGCGGAAGGTCTTATTGGGGAGTGAGTTGTCAACATAGTCAGCACAAGCTTTCTGGGCGTCGCCGAAATCCATAGGCCCAGGAAGATAGCTCTTGCGCATCACGAGCAGCGGGGCGCCTTCCGCGGTCTCTATCGCAAGCAGGAAGGCTCTGAGAGGGTTGTCGTCGTTGCGCCATTCGTCAATGGTGACGGGTTTGTGTGTGTCTGGATTGATGATGTAGATTTTCATGTTTGTTGGGTTTTTGAGGTTATTGTATGGTGATCTGGTATCTTAACTTGTCGCAGCCCTTGACTCGCACCATGTGTCGGAGAATGGGCTGCAGAGTGGCCATGTTCTGCTCGAGGTAGTCCTTGAGTTCCGGCCGAACCTGGAAGACGAAAGTGCTGCCGTCGACGGTATACCTCAACCGGTCATCGAGGACTGCCTGCCTGACGGTGGCGGAAGCTCCGGCGATCAGAAGGACGTCATAGAGGTGTGACCAAGAGTCCAGGAAGTCCCTATCGAAGCGGTCAGGTTGCTGAGGTTCCTGGCGCCATAGCTTCGCAAGCGCCACGCGCTCATCCGCACTGAGGCGGCTCCATTTCTTCTGGACGTTCGGACCGGAATTGTAGGCGATGAGCTTTTCGCACTCTTCGGTCGGCTTTCGGAAGTTGCGGAAAAACAGTTCGGCAATGGCTTTTTCTTTTTCTAAAAAATCTTTTTCTTTTATTATCTCTTTATTATCTCTTTTATTATCTGGGGTCATTTTTTGGGGTATCCCCCTATCGTTTTTTGGGGCATCCCCTATCGTTTTTTGGGGCATATACCCCAAAATTTGGGGTATAGGGTCGCTGATGACTTGGTAGTCGCGGAAGGGCACGCCGTTAACATCTCCATCTATGGCCCTGATCAGACCTTTAGCCTCGAGGCTGTGCAGATATTTGCGGGCTGAATTTTTATTACAACCCAGCCAGGCTTGAACATACGGCACCCCTCCTTTGTAAATACCGGCCCTTGACTGCGTAAACTGATGCACGATCGCATACGTCGTGAGCTCCGGCCCTTTCAGGCCGAGCTCCGTCACCATCCAGCCGTGGACGATGAAGCCGTTTGTGGGATCAAGGACGCTACTCATGGTCTTCTATGTATGTAAATATTCCGTCCATAATTACCGCCCTTGGATATGTTCAATGTCGGCGAGGTAATTGTCGGCGAGGCCGATATCTTCCTTTGCATATCGCCTAAACTCATCCTCATTCTGGTTTATATTTTCCCACTTGATGGAATTAAGCAGCGCAACAGCTGCGCTTAGGTGCGTTCTCGCTTTTCGCACTCTATTAAGGTCCGGCTCTCTCATGGCGTCTGCTCTCCAATGGGTTTAATGACGAATCGATACACAGGATCCGCTCCGGCATTTTGCAGAGCAACACTTTCCCAGACCATAATTCTATATCTAAAGAACTTGCCGTTGATTTCAAAATCTGGGGGAGTGGAGACGATCTGGCTCGTAAAATCATAACTTTCGGCACAGGACTCCCAGATTGCCAGGATTGCTTCCCTGAGTTCTGCGACATTCAGGAGTGTCTCTCGGGTGGCGATCAGCTTATTGTCATAGCCTCTGTATTTTTCAAGCACGGCGCACGGCTTGGGTGCGGTAGGTATAGGGTCTTTCATTTCTTTACCTCCTTTTTGATCTTGATTATACTGTCAGAGGATATCGCAATCTGTCGTTTTTCGACTTCGACGAGCAGTAGCTTGCCCCCCCCCATGAGGGATGGCAGGTTATCGTCGAGCACCTTCGCCCAGCGGAGCTTGCCGTCGATGACGACGCTCACTCTTTTGGCGCGTTTCATGACATCAACCCTCCTTTTCTGAAGTTTGGGTTTACCTTGATGAGCAGAAGGCCGCAGATAACTGCAACGGCGAGACAGCCAAGGCTCCAGAGGATACCGCAGCTGCCGTCTTCTTTTGTGGCGCCGGATAATAGCATGGCAGTGAAGCAACCGGTGCCGAGAATGATAGTAAGTAGTTTTTTCATGATTGTTGGTATTTGGGGTTGCGAATTTCTCTTGTCTGAAGCTCCGCCTGCATGATATCGGAAGTGCGGAGCTGTAAGATGTCGACGATACGGTAGTGGCGCACTCCCCTGGGGCCTTTGCCAATTCTGCAGGGACGGATGCGCCCCTGCTTGACGGCGTCGGTGAACCAGGTACCATAGACGCTTCTGGCCTTACCCTGACAGATCACGCCGGAACTAAGTCCGAGGGTCTCGATTACTTGGGCGGCGCCCTGAGCTGCCGCCGATTGAACCAATGCTTCAAGATTACTCATGGCGGGTGATTTCTGACATTTGGACCTTACGGTCGGCGTGGATGCTGTAGCGACGACCCAGTTCTGCGCCAAGGATTGAGGCGCAGTTGCGCAGGACACTTGGCTTCGTAACCGCAAAAGCGATGGCAATCATCTCTCCGATCTCCATATTCCGAAGGGTCTCTCTTACCGCCGGCCTCGTGATAACTTCATTCATTTTTGTATATTTGTTTGTCACGGTTACAAAGTTATATCAAAAAACTTGATATATGGCAAGAAATTGTTGAAAAAATTTGCAGAAATTGACACAATACGCCCAATACCAACAACCATGAACGAAAAAAAAGACTATCTGAACAGGATTTTCAACCTCGCGAGATTGCGGGGTTTATGCCAGACGAAACAGGATTTTGCCGCCCTGATTGCGGCAAGCCCCTCAACAATTTCCCGCGCTATGGCAGGGGAGGAGAATTATCTTACCGACAATCTTCTCAATAGAGTCAGAGTGTGGGCCTCGCAAGTCGGCCTGGAAGACTTACCTCAACAGGAAGAGAGGGGGCAGGATATCGTCATACCTGCCGCGACTGCCGTTTTTTACGAAAACCTCAGCGAGACCCTGAAAAATATGAGCGTGACAGTCCGCATGCAGCAGGAGCTGATATCGCAGCTACAGTCCGGCGCTCACATTCCTGAGCTTGGCAAAAAAAAGATTGGATAATCCACTACAAATTGAGACAGATACCATGATAACAAACCACAATCGCAGCGAAGCGCTCCATGCCTGGAGCGTCATCGATACCGTCGTAGCCATTATCCTGCTTGCTGTGGGAATAGGTTTCGCAATCTTTGAAGAAAATTTCTCCGTGATGGGAGTGGGTATATGCCTACTCATGCTGGTGCCGATCCTCCGCGGTCTCTCCGTGCTTGTCGAAAATGCGGAAGACCAGATAATGGAGCGTCAGAAGGCGTCACGGCCAACGGAATAGCGCCAGCACTTTCTCGTTGGCCTCCCACGAAAGTCTCCAGTTGCGCCTGGCGTAGATATCGGCGATCTTAAAGTCTCCGATATGCGCCAGCGCTTCGTCGACTGTTGCCTTTTCAACGCCGAGGTCGCGGGCCAGAGTCCCCCAAGTATGCCTTGCCGAGTAGAATGAAAACGGCTCGACACCGATGGATTCCGCGAGACTATGGAGGCCTTTGTTGATCATCACTGTTGCCGAACTCTCGGAGCCCCAGCGATGCAATACTCCCAACCACCATTCGGGATGCTCCTGCTTGTCGCTCAGCTGTTCTACAAGTGGCGCCATTTGTTTCGGTAGCAAGACTATCACCTCAGCATTGTCGGGGCGCTTGTCGCGGGTTTTACGGCGATTGTAGCGCCAGTAATCCTCCGGCGATTCTTTTACTTCGAGCAGATCTGCGAGATTCGCGCCCATAGTACAGAAGGAAACCAGGAACGCCGCCCTTGCTATTTTTTCAATATAAGTTACCGGCTGCGCATCGATAATCTTCTGCACAACCTCAACCTCGAGAGGGCGTTGGCCTTTACTTGGAGGATACGATTTCTTGATGTTGTCGAAGGGACTGCGTGGTATCAGGATCTGTCCGCTATCCTCGTCGTTGTATCTGTATTTAGCGGCGGCATGGATGTGTGCCAATTTGGAGACATACATGCTCGACGCTCCATTGGCCACCTTGTGCCGGCTTGTTGTGACGACCCTTCCGTCGGGGCAAATATGAATGGCCGGCTGAGCTTCATACCAGTCGATAAAGTCCAGGATCATCTTGCGTGTGATCTCATTGATATCACAGGTTTCTTTGCCAAGAAAACGACCAAAGGCATTGAGCGCAGTTTCGTAAGATCTGCGCGTCTGGGGCTTTTTGATATTGAGGTATTTGTTGGCAAAAGCAAAGAAGTCGAGAGTCCACTTCTCGGCCGTCAACGCATTGCGAATATGCGCGATAATATCGTCCACATTCCAGGAGTCCACAATGAAAGGGGAGAGGTCTCTGCATGCCGTCCGCATCTGGGAGATAAGCTCGTTAGCCTTGTCGGTAACGGCCGCACTCTTAATCCTACCGGACCTTGTAAGCTCAGCATCCGTGCAGACCAGGTTGGTGCGGAGCTGGCGGCTCCGGCGCTTGAAGGTGACGCGGATTTTGACCGGCCAAGTGCCGTCTCTGCGTCTGCCATTCCTGTTGACGACTGGCTTAAAGGTGATCATTGTTGTTGGTTGGGCGAGACAAATATACAACAATTTTTGTGAAACAATCGTGCAACATCTGCAAATACGTTTGTCGATACATGATTGTCAAACATGGAGAGAAATGGCCCTGCGGGCGCTCAAAAAGGCCTTTTGGCTATGTCTGGAAAGGGATGGTTGAGTTTTAGGTTAAAATAGAAATGGCCGCCCCGAATAGGACGGCCTTTTCTTTATATGCCAGCGCATTGTGGCGACTTTCGGCTTAGATTGCACCGTTTTTTGTAAAACTATTGTGCAACATCTGCAAAAAACCCAGCGATGCCGCGCTGGGTCATTTCGGAGGTAACTCGATGCGTTGGAAAGAGAGCCGGAGTCGTGAGAGCCCCAGCTCTCGCCCTTTACCAACAAACATGAACCTACGGCCATGCTGTCGTCTGCAAAGATAGCAAATTCTTTGACTCGTACAACAACCTGGACATGGCGATTATTCCTCCGGCGGTTTCTGTTTTTCGGGGAAGAGCTTCCTCCATGCCGGCCAAGCCATAACGCCCAGAAAGAAGATACTGGCGGCCACTACATATTGGCGGTAGTAGATGCAATAACCTATGCCGCCGATAACTGCAACCGGATATGCGACGATGCAGATGAGTTTGAGGATGTTTTTCAGATCTTTCATAGCTATTTGATTTAAGCGATTGTCCAGTCTATTCGCAAAATGTCGTACCAAGTAGGTATATAGCTGGTCGCTATATAAGCCTCTTGCATTGGGCTCCATTCCATCAGGAGAACCTGGTCGATAAAGCGAATATCCCCTCGGTCTTTCAGAAAAGCCTTTGCTTCTTCGGGCAAACTTGTCATCTTCGGAATAATTGCCTTGTCGACAACTGTGGGCACGTGCATAACGATAAAGCCGCGATTGATAGACAAGGTTGCATTGGTCAGGCGCTTGCCCTCTCGCAATGCTGGTAATACTTCTTCAAATTTCATTGTCTTATAAGTTTTAAGATTGGTTTGCGGAACATCCACAGCCCTGCGGCCGCAAGCAGCCCCAGGAGCCACGGGAAGGCGGCGATTTTCAACGATTGCCACCACGACAGAGGTTTGGGCACCTCAACGGTCTTCTCGACAATTTGGGCCGTTTCTGTCGTTTTTACAGTGTTGGCAATGTGGAAGTAGATGGGCACTATCGCCGGCAGCGTCTGGTCGTGCCGGTTGGCGAGGTCGTGGTGCAGCTGCCCGTCCTTCGTGACGTAGGCGTTGCTCACCGCGACGGATGTCTCCAGATGCGAGGCGTCGTCGATGTTGACGATAGCCTGGTTCTTCTCAAGAGGAATGGGTACCTGGACGAGGGAGTCGCGCACAGTCTCCTTGATGATCGTCGTGTCGCGGTACTCCACCTGGATCTTCTCGACGATCTTCGGAGAGCAGCTGCTGAGTAGCATGGCGGCGACGAGCAGTAGAAGACAGGCGCCGGTGAACAGGAGCATCCGACTGTATGGTGCGGGGTCCGGTCTGAAGTCGTTATTCATAGTAGTCCCAGATTACTCCTTGAGGTAAGGTTGCGTCATTGTCGAGATGAATGAAGGTCTTGCCGATACCGATGCGGCGTATGCCGCAGGCAAAGGCGGCAGTCACGATCTTATAGCGGTTCTGGCTTGTGTTGCATCGGATATCCATGGCCAGCCCCTTTGTATGGGCACTGTTGCCGTTACGTCCATGCATAAGCTCCCAGCTCTTCGACCGGTAGGCGCAGTTAACGACAAGAGGGATGCCGGCAGCCGCCCGCACCCTGTCCATAAGGTCGAGGAAGGCGGCGTCCATCTGACTGATGCTGCAGGACGGGTTGCAGCGAAGGAACTCTGCGTCCTTGAAATATTTACTCATCCTTGCTGTCAGTCTTCATACGAGCGCGAGTGATGCTGCCGTCGACGTATTCCTTGACCCCAAGGCCGGTGGCCGCCAGCGTCAGGAACTGGCCGACGGCGATGAGCACCGAGTTGTCGATGATCCCTGTCGGCGGAAGGAACAGGCCAAGGAAAGTCAGCGTGACCCCCACCACGAATGAGACGACGCTCACCGCTACAATTACACTATCCTTAATACCGCTTTTCATGGTCGTTTAGTTTTCAGGCTCTTCGGGAATGTGGACGGGCGCCTCCTCCTCTTCCGCCTCGATCTCCGCCCGCAGTTCTGCGATCAGAACCTCGTTGTCATTATATTCCTGGCGTGCGGCCTCGTATTCCTCGAGATCTGAGGGATAGGTCTCGGCAAAGTTGAGGCCCAGCTTGGTGCATTTAGAGGCGTGAGCGTCGCTCTTCGCCATGATCATCTGGAGCTCAAGCTGCCTGGACTCCAGTCTTCCGAGTTGTGCGATTTTTTCCATTTCGATGTAGTTTGAAGTGATATTTCCTTATTAACAATTCATTGTGAGTATAGCC